TTGTCAAATTTGGAAACAAAGAGTAGTAGTGTTGACATAAGTGTTAGTAGTATTAATACATTCACATCAAGTAATGCAAACACATCTCTAAACTCAAAGACTGGTTCATACGCAACTACTGGTTCTAATACGTTTTTCGGAACTCAAACATATAGTGGGAGTGTTTATATTGCAAATGATTTAGTTGTACAAGGTTCATCATCTATTCAATATATCTCTGCATCATCTGTGTCAATTGGAACTAATATCGTTCAACTTAATACAGCAAATCCTGCAATTAGATTTGCAGGTTTAAGTATAATAGATAGTGGATCGGTTGGAGGATCGGGTTCATTTTTATACGATAGTAAAGAAGATGAATTTCTATTTGTTCATAGAGGAAATGGTATAAATGTAACCTCATCACACTTTGTAACTGGTCCTGAAACATATGATAGTTTAGGAAATGAGTTATATTTAACTTGTAATATATTATCAAAGGGTACTGGAAAAGAACACTTGGTAGATAGTTGTATTTTTGACAACGGAACTACTACTTGTGTTAAAAATAATTTAGTAGTTGGAGTAGGAAATTTCACTACTTGTTTAACTTTTGGAGATTGGACTACTTCTACAAATATTTTATCATCTAATAAACCAAACGAACAAGGTGCTTATATAAGAGCAGCTGTATCAACTGCAGCAAATCCAACTTACGCATTCCAAGACGATAGATGTACTGGTATGTATAGAGATAGTACAAATGCATTAGGATTTGCAACTAGTGGTTCTGCAAGAATGACAATATCTTGTACAGGTTTAGTGGGCATAGGAGCAACTCCATTAACTGCAACCTCAGCAATTCTTCAAATAGAACAAGCACAAGGAAATATATTTGCAATTAGAAGAGCCGATTGTTCAAATACGGGAAATGCAAGAGTTTTATTTCAAGCATACAACGCTTCGGGAACATTACAAAATACAGGTATTGTTGAAGCTGGGTTAGATAATAGTACTACAAATGGTTATTTGGGATTTTATGCAGGTACAGCTGCTATGAATATGAAAATTACAAGTAATGGTAGAGTCGGAATAGGAACTACACCAGATTATGGAACTTTATCAATATTTTGTACAGACAATTCAATAATAGGTTCAACTGAATGGGGATCATCAACAGCTTGTAATGTAACAATGGCCGTATACAATGGTTCTCAATGTGTTGGTAGTGCATCAGGACTTAGACTTATAACAAGAAATAGTGGAGCTTCAATTTGGAATATATATAATATTTCCCAAGGTGCAACATCCGGTGATTTAGTATTTGGAAATGGAGCAAATGGAACAGGTACTGAAAAAATGCGTATTACAAATGGTGGAATGGTAGGTATTGGAACGACACCATTGTCTTGGGGAAGTGGAACAACCGCATTACAAATAGGAACAACAGGTGCATTATGGAACAGAGCGAGTGATGGTTTAGTTGTATTAGTTGCAAACTCATATTTTAATGGTACATCGGATATACAAATATGTACTGGTTATTCTAATAGAATTTATTTTAATAACGGCCAAACAAATTTTGAAAGAGCAGCATCAACATCAGCGGCCGGAACAACTCCATGGGCAACATCAATGATTATATCAGCTACTGGTATAACGTGTTTTGCTTGTACTATATGTGCACCAAACTACGCAGGTGGTACATCATATACTATTGACTTTGTTGTAGTAGCGGGTGGAGGAGGTGGAGGTGGTGCCGAAATGTCAAATGGTTATGGTGGTGGAGGTGGAGCCGGTGGAGGAGGAGGATATTTAGCTAGTTCCATATCTGTAAATTGTGGTTCAACATATCCAATAGTAGTAGGAACGGGAGGAATCGGTGGATGTTCTCGTTTGGCCCCCGACGGTAGTGGCTTACCTGGTGCTCCAGGAACATTCAGTTCGGCGTTTGGATTTGCTGCAGCAGGTGGCGGAGCTGGTGCCGGTGATGAAGGTGGCCAAGCTTGTAATAACGTAGCTTGTACAAATGGAGGAAGTGGTGGAGGACAAGGTGGAGATGGTGGTGGAACACTTGGTATTGCAGTTATAGGACAAGGAAATAACGCAGGCCCAGCAATAAGTAGAACGGGTGGAGGAGGAGGTGGAGCAGGTGCAACACCGGGTGGTGCAACAGGTGGTACAGGTAGACAATGGTACGATGGTAACTACTATGCCGGTGGAGGTGGTGGAGGTGGAGGTGGTAATAACCAAGTATTAAGTTCCGGAGGAGCAGGTGGTGGTGGACAAGGTTCTAGGTCATACCCAGGTGGAGGTACATCAGGTGAAGCTGGAGGCCAGGCCTGTGCCGGTGCAGCGTGTAGTGGTGGTGGAGGAGGTGGAGCAGGTGCAGGATATTTACAAGGTGGACAAGCAGGTGGTTCTGGTGTTGTAATAATTAGATATTTTGGAGGTACGAGAGCAAGTGGAGGTACAATAACATCTTCAGGTGGCTACACATATCATAAATTTGGAGCAGCAGGAACATTTACAGCATAATAATATTTATAAAAAACAATAAATGGGAAAGAATAGAAAGCAGGCAAGTTTGACAAATGTAGTACAATACGATAGTAATTTTAATCTATCTATTGGTACATCTACATCATCATCATTTAATTCAAGTGGTAGTATAATAGCTGCATCCGGATTTACTGGATCATTATCTGGGTCCGTTTTTGGATTGGGTAATACTGTTTCATTTAGTTCGTCCGTTTCATCTCGTTTGACTAACATAGAAACTAAGTCTGCAAGTGTTGACATTTCTATTACAAATATCAATTCTGTAACTGCTTCTAACATTGCACGCTTGTCAAATTTGGAAAGTAAAAGTAGTAGTGTTGACATTAGTATTACAAACATTAACTCATTCACCGCATCTAATGCAAATACATCTCTAAATCAATTAACTAGTTCTTTAGCAACAACAGGATCAAACACATTCAAAGGAACAACCATTATATCAGGATCAACTTATATACAAGGTGATTTGGTAGTATTTGGTTCTTCATCTATTCAGTACATATCAGCATCGTCCGTTTCAATTGGGACAAACATAGTACAATTAAATACAAACCAACCTGCTGTAAGATTTGCAGGTATTTCCGTACAAGATAGTGGAAGTGCACAAGGTGTTACTGGGTCTATATTTTGGGATGGATGTTGTAATCGTTGGATATATTCAAACCCAAGTGGTGTAGGATATTCCGGAGGTATGTTAATGTCAGGACCAAGAAACACAGGAAACATTGGTGATGAAACTGGTTTGACATCCGGATATGTTGCAGTAAGTATGGGTGGAGATCATATAAGTTCATCTGCAATTTATCATACAACATCTTCTACTTGTTTTTATGGAAATACAATTGTAACTTCTGCAGGACAAACTTGTGGAACTATGGCTAACTTTGGATGTATAGGTATTAACACTTCTACACCATCATACACATTAGATGTACAAAGTCCTAACGGATATGCGGCTAATTTTCAACAAACTACTCCATCTACTTATGGTGCAATTAGAATAACTGGAAGAGATAGAGGTGCTGAATTAGATTTTTTTAGTGGTTCTACTATGTTGGGTTCTATATGGGCAGATAGTAGTACGTGCGGAAATATACACATTGGAACTGGAACAGCAGCAACGGAAAGAATGTTTATATGTGGAAATAATGGATACGTTGGAATTGGTACATCAACACCATCTGCTATTTTACATGTTTCCGGTACTCCTGGACAAAATAACCCAAGTATAAGATTAACAGATTGTTCTGCAACCGGAAATGGTGGAAACGTTTATATCAGTGCAGACAAACAAGGTGTAGGATATAATAATTTAACGGCAATTGCTTATTCTTATACATTTAAAGGTGGTGCAAGTGCAACAAACTATTTAACAATAGATACAAATGGTGTATCTTGTTTTGCTGGAGCAGTTTGTGCACAACAACTTATAGGAATATCATCTGCAACTGTTAATGGGCCCATTTATTTTCAAAATGGTGGTAATACTTATTTTCAACAATATGTTGGTTCTTCTTGTGATTTAGTTATTTATAATACTACAAATAATGGTATGTTTGTTTATACCAATTCTGCACAAAGACTTGGTATTGCAGGAAATGGAAGTGCTGTTTTTGCTTGTCAAGTTTGTGTTAAATCATTAGTTACAACAAATGGTAATATTTCTCAATTACAAAACGGTTTAAGATCACAAACATTTTTTGCATATAAATTTATAAACGAAGCTACTACTGCAAACTTTTTTAGAATTACAACATCCGGAGCATCATCTACTCACATACAATTAGTAGCATCAAATGCAGGAGTAGGTTGGTACACTTCTCAAATATACAACGCAGGAAATGCAGGTTATTGGGGTGGATATACTGGTGGTGGCACACAAGTATCAAGAGTTGGTGGAGAGGCTGGATATATAAATGGTGTATATAGTGATAATGCAGGTGCACAAAATTATTGTGTTATTGTTGCAAGTAATGGGACTAGTACACAAAGTTTTGTATTAGCATATATTACTGTAGTGGCAGCCGATGGTTATACTGTACAATTCACACAATTATAAAATAAAATAATAAGTTATGGAGAAAGTTATATTAGGAGATGAGATAGTTCTTTATAGAGTATCATTTACCCCATCCACTCCAAAAGAAATTTTATTGTTTGGCGTTGAAGAACATATAAATAATAATAAAGCAATGGAAGCATGTGATGCATTTGATTATCATAGTGAATATCCTGAATTAAATGAAATTGAAAACAAAGGTATTGACATTTGTTTAGAAATAGCAAAGCAAGAAAATATCTCTTATACAAATCATAATTACAACAGCTGGATTAATAGAGTTAGAAAACAAAATCCCGTTCAATATTTATTTGCAAAAGAACCATATCACAATCACGTTGAATTAAATGAAGGTAGTGGTAGATTTGAACCAAAGTATACATTTATTTATTATTTACAGATGCCGAATAATTTACAAGATGACGATGGTTATTTAGTATTGAAAGATACAAAAGGAAATGTGTATTCAATATTACCAAAAGAAAATGAATTTTTAATACACCAATCTAATATAGACCATTATCCAAAGCATGCACCAAATTCAACAGTTGATAGGTTTATTATAGCAACAAATGTTGGATTTGAATATTAAAAACTATACTTTTCAAAAAAATTTATAATATATATTTATATACAAACAAAAACAAAACTAAAATTGAATTATGGAAAAAATTAGTCTTAAGTTACATGAGTTCTTAACATTAGAAGCAGAATTATTCGGTGTTAAAAATCAACAAACAGGAGAAGTTACATCAAAAGGTTTATTAAACGAAAAACTTTCATTAGTGTCTAAATTCTGGTTAAACGAATTAGGAAAGAAAGTAGCATCTGAAAAAGAAAGCGTTGAAAAGCTAAGAGAAGAATTAATCAAAAAATTAGGTACAGAGGAAGAAGGACAAGTTTTCATCAAAATGTACGATGAAGTAAAAGATGAAGAAGGAAATATTGTTTCCCGATCATTAACATCAAACTTTATTGAATTTAATCAAGAGTACGAAAAACTATTATCGGAAGAGAAAGAATTAGAGTACAGAGCATTTGACTTATCTGAATTAGCAAATGTAGAAACCGAAGGAAACTTAAATGTATTCTTCAAATTGGTTAAAACACCTACTGAATAGTAAATAACATCTCATAAAAAATTAAAATACAAAAAGTCCAATTCATAATTTAATGTTTTGGACTTTTAATTTATATTTATATTGAGAAATAATAAATTTAAATTAAAGCATATAAAATGGCAGACAAAATAGTATCACCAGGCGTATTTACAAGAGAAAACGACCTATCATTTTTACAACAAGGTGTAGCTGACATTGGAGCAGCATTCATCGGCCCTTTTAAAGAAGGCCCATTAGTACCAACAATCGTTAATTCACAAGCAGAATTTGAAACTTTGTTTGGTAATGTGGATGGTACATACTATACTGAATTAGCAGTACAATCATATTTAAGAGAAGCAGGAACTGCAACAATTGCAAGAGTTGCCGGTATCGGTGGATATTCTGAAAAAGCACCTTTATTATTAACTGCAACTTCAGGAGCAGTAAGTCAATCTTTAGGTATCTTATTCAATACATCAACTAACGCAAATGCAGGTTTATATGGTGCATCTGTAACTGGTTCAGGATTTGGTGATTTCGTATTAAGAACTAATAGTGGTAGTTTATCATTATCGGCATCATTGGACGCATCAGATACAAATGATATTGAAGCTGTATTTGGTACATCTCCATTTGGTAGTAAAACTGCATATGTTTATGGATTCTTCAAAAATACAAGTTTAAATGTAAATAGTTCAAATACAACTGCATCTGTAACTGTATTGGGTAATCAATTATTTACATATGACGCACAAGAAGCTCAAACTCCAATGATTAAATCTCAATTAATTAGTGGTGATAGATTTGACTTATTCCAATTTGAAACAATCGGAGCAGGTAACGCAGCAAATAGCAAAGTAAAAATTGGTATTACAAATATTAAACCGGCAGGTTCTGTTAATGGTACTGATTATGGTACATTTACAGTAGTTATAAGAAGTTTCTCAGATACTAATAAGAAAAAGACAGTTTTAGAAACATGGTCAAATGTAAATTTAGATCCTAATTCTCCAAACTTTATTAGTAGAGTAATTGGTGATAGAAAAATGACAATCGATTCAGTAGGTAAAATTTCTGAAACAGGTGATTGGGTGAACAATTCAAAATATGTTAGAATTGTAGCTTTAAATCAAAACGCACCTATACAAGCAGTACCTTACGCACACTCAGCATATCAATTACCAATCTCTGCATCAGCAGCGGTTGGATTATTAGTTCCTGCAGTAACTTATACTACAGCAACTTCTACAACATATGGTGGTATTGACTTAGATGGTAATACTGATAACTCAATTTACATCAAACCAATTCCAACAGGAGCTTCAACAGGTTCAAACGCTGTTTACTCATTAGATACAACTGATTCTTTAGCATTAACTGGTTCTATTTCAACTGACGTAGCTAAGAGAAACTTTATCGTAGCATTCCAAGAAGGATTTGATGGTATGAGTCCAGCAACTGCAATTAACAAAGGAAGTGATATTGTAGCAGGTAACTCACAAGGTTTTGATTTATCTACTTCAACATCTTCTGGTTCAATTGCATATGGTAAACACATTTCAGCATTATCTAACGCAGATGAATTTGATATCAATATGGTTGTAACTCCAGGTGTTATTAGAAGATTACACTCTGCAGTTACTACTGACGTATTAGATATGGTAGAAGAAAGAAATGATTGTTTCTACATTATGGACACAAACGCATATGGTGATTCAATTTCACAAGCTACAACACAAGCTGAAGCAATTGATTCAAATATGGCAGCAACTTACTATCCTTGGATTAAGACAATTGATTTGAATACAAACAAATTGATTTCAGTTCCACCATCAGTATTGTTACCAGGTGTATTTGCATCTAACGATAGAGTAGCAGCTGAGTGGTTCGCACCAGCAGGTTTGAATAGAGGTGGTTTAACAGGAGCAGTTAGTGTATTGAATAGATTAACTCAATCTGAAAAAGATACATTATATGAATCTAAAGTTAACCCAATCGTTCAATTCCCAGGACAAGGTATCGTAGTGTTCGGTCAAAAGACTTTACAAGACAAACCATCTGCATTGGATAGAATCAACGTAAGAAGATTATTATTAACAGTTAGAAAGTACATTGCATCTTCTTCAAGATACTTAGTATTCGAACAAAACACTGCAGAAACAAGAAATAGATTCTTAAATATAGTTAACCCTTATTTAGAGTCAATTCAACAAAGACAAGGATTATACGCATTTAAAGTTGTAATGGATGAGAGTAACAACACTCCTGACACAATCGATAGAAATATCTTACAAGGAGCAATTTACTTACAACCAACAAGAACCGCTGAATTCATTCAAATTGATTTCAACATCTTACCAACTGGAGCAACTTTTAACGGATAATTTAAGAAATAGATATTTATAATAGAACAATAAAAATAAAAAGAAATGCCAGATATTTTAACCTTTGATAAGATGTTTTATAAGAATTTTGAACCTAAGTTAGGCAATAGATTCATTATGGAAATCAACGGTATCGAATCATATATCATCAAAACAGCAAATAGACCTACATTTACGTCAGAAGTAGTTGAATTAGACCACATCAACGTAAAGAGAAAGATTAAAGGTAAATCAACATGGGATGATGTAACAATCACACTTTACGACCCAATTGTACCATCAGGTGCACAACAAGTAATGGAGTGGGTTAGACAATCACATGAGTCATTAACAGGTAGAGATGGATACGCTGCATTCTATAAGAAAGATATTACTTTCTTCTTATTAGGACCAGTAGGTGATAAAATTGAACAATGGACTTTAAAAGGAGCATTTATCTCTTCAGCAAACTTTGGTGAATTAGATTGGGCATCAAACGATCCAGTATCAATTGAATTAACTTTGACTTACGATTACGCTATATTAGAATACTAATAATATTCAAAATTATAAAAAGAAAGGGGAGACAGAAATGTTATCCCCTTTTTTATTTTTGAAAAACGTGATATATATAATAAACACAAAAGTTATATTATGAGTGAAAACATCGAACAACAAGTTACAAGAGGATTAGGATCAACTCCATCACAATCACAAAGAAGTTATCCGTTCCCAACTGAGGTATTAAGTTTACCATCAAAAGGATTAGTATATCCAGAAGGTAACCCATTAGCAAAAGGAGAAATTACAGTTAAATTAATGACTGCAAAAGAAGAAGATATTTTAACTTCTCAAAACTTAATCAGAAAAGGTATTGTATTGGATAAATTATTAGAATCTATTATAGTTGATAGTTCTATAAAAATTGATGATTTAATTATTGGAGATAAAAATGCAATATTGATTTCTTCAAGAGTTTTAGCATTTGGTCCAGAATATAAAGTATCAATCACCGATCCACAAGAAGGAGAAGAAGTGGAAGTTGATGTAGATATGAGTCAATTAAAGATTAAAGAAATTGATGAGTCTAAATTAAATAGAGAAAATGAATATGATTTCATTCTTCCTAAAACAAAAACTCCAATCAAATTTAAGATAATGACTCATGGTGATGAATTAGCAGTTAACAAAGATGTGGAAGCAAGTGAGAAGATATCAAAACAATCAAACGAAATACAAGCTAGATATAGAAGATTAATTACCGAAATCAATGGTAATAGAGAAGTTGGATATATTAGTAATTTTGTATCAAATCAATTATTAGCAGCGGACTCAAAGGCATTAAGAAAATATATAAATGAAATTAGTCCAGATGTGGATTTGACATTTAATTATACTTCACCTTTTACTGGCGAAACGGAGGCGTTAAAAGTACCAATCGGGGTAAACTTTTTTTATCCTACCGACTAATTACAGTACTTTCCTACATAAAAAATTATTTAGTATGGTTTACTCATCCAATGGAGGTTTCAATTGGCATGATGTATACCTTATGCCTATAAAATTGAGAGATTTTTATTGGAATGAATTAATGAATGCAAAAACATCGGAAGCAGATGCAATGAAGGCTGCAACCTCAGGTAAAGGTTCGTCAGCAAGAAGACGATAAACAATATTATTTTATATTTATATTAGAATAGAAAAATTTAGATATGTCAAAACTTTTAGTAGAAAGAAATGTGTTCCAAAAATTAATAGATTTGTTTTTTAAAGCAAAAGCTAATGATAATCAAGACCAATTTATATCAAAAATAAAATATACAAATCCAGAATTAGGTAATGCGTTCAAAAAAATGGATGATTCAATGGTAAAATCAACATTGGCATTGAGAGATGCATTACAATCGGCCGGATTAGATACTACCGAAGCAGACGACTTTTTGAAAAAGTATTACAATAAATTTTAATAATTTATTATAAATGGCTGCAAACGAGAAAAAAACCATTGCCGAATTACAAAAGCAATTAAATCAAATTCAAGCTTCTACAAACTTAAATGATAAGGAGAAGGAATCTGCTGCCAAAAGAATTGCACAGGCAATCAAAGAACAAAGAGTAGAAACCGAATTATTACTTAAATCTACAAAAGATTACGAAGATACATTAAAAAGTATTAATAGTTCATACGGAAAAAATAATAAATTAGCAAAAGAAGCTAGTAAAATAATAGAACATACCAAATTACAAGTTAATGGTATGGTTGGATTATCCAATAAATTAGGAAAATCTAATAAGGAATTTAAAAATGATACATTAGAAGCAGCCAAAGGTTATCAAAAAGTAAATTTAGGAATTTTACAAGGATTGGATGGTGTTATAAAAACAGGTAAAGGATCCAAAGAAATTACAAAATATATAGACAAACAAGTAGAATCTCATTCCGACTTGGCCAAAAAAATGGCAAAAGGTAATAAAGAAGCTCAAGCTTATGCAAAATTATTAAGAGCTCAAACTGCACAAATGAGAGCTACAGGTGACGCTGCAAAAGCTGCAGCAGCGGATATAGCTAAAATGCATAAAGGTTCTGAAGCTTTGGCAGAAACTTCAATGGGTGGTAAATTAAATGAGTTTTTGAAGTTGAATAAGATGATGGGTGGTAAAACTGGTAACATAAGTGATTTGGCTCAAAATATGGCAGCAAATCGGGCATCTAGAATATCAGGAGCAATATCAACCCCAACTCCAGGTACAAAAGGAAATCCAGTAATGGCCGGAGGTAAAAAATTATATGGTGCAGCAGCACAAGCAGCATTAAAATCAGGAAGTGGTCAAGCGGCCATTGCAGCAACTGCAGAAGGTGCGGGTGGTTTGATGGCTTCATTGGGAGCAATGATGTCAATAGTTGCACCAATATTGGCCGTAGCGGGATTGATATACATGGCATTTGAATTTTGGGATAGTGGTGCCGCAGCTAAAGCAATGGCATATGGTAAAATGTTATCCGGAGATAAAATGCTTGGAAAACAGGGTTTAAAAGAAACTCGAAAAATGTTGGAAGGTACTGAAGAGTTTAGAAAAATAGACGCAGAAACCGCATATATCAAACCTTTAGAAATTAAACAAGAACATGAAAGAGCTTTGTTTGATTGGGAAAAGAGTGGTGAGATGGATTTGATGCAATATCGTCAAAGTCTTGTAACCGATGGAATTAATTTTGAATTTGAATTAAGAAAAGAAGCATTTGAAGGTGAGAGATCTAGAAGTAAATCTTTGTATTTGACCAATATGTCACAATTCAAAAGTTCTATTGGTATTTCTGAACAAGCATTACAGGCAATCGGGTCATCTACGGATTCAGTTTTAGATAGTGTAAAAGAATTAGGTGCACAATTAGGAACAAGTCTTAAAGAACAAATATCAATGGCAGCATCTGCAGCCGGACTTGGTAAATTATATCAATCTTCGGGTACGGATGTATTAAAGATGAGTAGAAATTTCCGTTTAATGGATAAATCTTCATCTAAAGTTGCATTTAATAATATTGCAGGTTTAAGTGCATTTGCAGAATTAAATCAAATAAGTCCTGGTGAGTTATTTAAACAAATGGCAGACGCATCGGAAGAAGTGATGAAATATAGTAATATGACCACTTCTCAATATGCAAATCAAGCGGTACTATTATCTAACATGAATACATCAATGAAAGATATGGCAGCTGCATCCGGAACAATGGTACTCAATTATAAAGATAGTATCAAATCCGAAATGAGTTTATCTGCAATGTTAGGTAGAAATGTAAATCTTTCGGAAACAAGAGCTAGATTGATGTCAGGAGATATGGCCGGTGGTGCATCCGCATTAAAGTCGGCATTGGGTGGAATTGATATAGGTTCAATGAATGCATTCCAAAAACAAGCATTATCACAATCAACGGGTATGGGTATAGAACAATTAATGGAATTGACTCAATCAAAGGGTGGTGGTGCAAAGGGTACATTGTCAGAAAAAGCAGGAATTAAAACAGGACAAGATATTGCAAAAGGTGCAAGACAAATGGATATTGCAACAAAAAAGGAATTGTTATCAATGGAACAAGGCCAAAGATTACATATGTTAGAAATAGAACATCAATTTAGATTAAAACAAATAGAAAAAGAAGAAGAATATAAAATTTTGTGGGAAAGAGATCATGCACCTGAACAACAAAAAAATATGGCTGCAGCAAAAATTCAAGCTGAGGCATATGCAAAAATTGGTGCATATTCCGGTGATATTTCCAAACAAGCTTTTGCAGCAAGTGGACTTAGTGCAGGAACAGCTGGTATGGGTGGAAAGAGTGAAGCTGCGGCCCAAGCAGAAATAAAACGTCAAAATAGATTGGCCGAAATTGACAAAGAAATACGAAAAGGTGCAGAGGAATATTCCGTTTTTGCAGAAATTTTTAATACAAAGGGTAATGCAAAAAATCAACAAATATTAGATACAAAACAAAAATTAGAACAAGAAAGAGTCTCATTACAAAAGACAGGTGGAGCATCGGTAAGTGGAGGACAATATATTACACCAATTGTAAAAGATACTGCAACTAATACAAATCAAACTGCAAAAAACACTCAATTACAAGTTCAACAAATGGATGACCTCGCAGCAATAGAAACCAATGGATATTCTGAATTATTAAAAAGAGTGGATGTTACAAATGAATTAATGAGTCAATTAATAGATACAACGTGGGCAGGTGCAGGCCAACAAATTCATATGGATGGTACAAGAGTTGGTAAAGTTTTAAAAAGTATAAGTAATAGAAATTACGGAATAGGAGTGACAACATCAACGGCAATGGGACACTAACAAATAAGATAATAACATAAATTTCCATTAAAGATATTTATACAAAAGGAATTTATAGATGCCAACAATAAGTGATTTATTTAATAAACAAAAAGGAGACATTTACGGCAAATCCGAAAAAATAAGGATTGATAGTAGAGGTATTATAAATGCACCAAGAACTGCAGCTTTATTAGGTTCATCTCCGGATGCATTATCTTCATTAATAGGTAATCAAATAGGTGGTGCGCTTGGTGGTTCTGCAAATAGACCAACTGATACTATATTTAAAAAACCAAAAGGATTTTTTACAAAACCAATTTCATTATTAGCACCAACTGAAGCTTTATTAAAAGATTCAGTAAAAAAAGATACATCATATTTTGTAAAACAATCACCGGCACCTGATTCAATTATAGGAGCTTCTAAATCAACTAGTGAAACTATCGGTGGTACAACATTATCAGCAGTTAACAAATATGGTTCGGCAAATGGATTGAAAGCTTTAGCAAATTCATTAAAAAAGAACTCTGCAGGTAAAAATGAATATGGTGCAAAATATAATAAAACTACATTAGATGGTAAAACGTATGTAGAAGAAGACGTATTATTTTCTAAATATTATGAAGAAACAAAAATAAATCCAGATACAAAAGTACCAATCTTTGATGTAGAAAAAAATAAATATTCTAAACAATTAGTAAAAAGAGAAGGTAAGTATCAAAACTCTTGGGATAAATCAACCAATGAAATAAACAATTTAGAATCATTTGATAGTCAACAAAAATTTAATGAATCAAAATATAATAGTAGATTTCAAAATCAAATTTGGGTTGCTTTTAAAAAATATGGTAATAGAGAAGTAATACCATTTGTTGGATCTGTTAGTGGGATTAGTGAAGATGTCACACCAGAGTGGTCAAATTTTAAATATTTAGGTTCACCATTTAAAATTAACAGATATCAGGGAGTAGAAAGAAGTGTTAAATTTAATTTAAAATTGTATTATCACACAAAAAAAGAAAGAGATACAATGATGAAAAAAATTAATTATTTAAAATCATTAGCATTCCCATACGAAAAAATATCGGAAATGAAATATGGTGGAGATACACAAACATCTCAATATGCTTTTTCTCCTCAATTATTTTATTTTACAGTAGGTGATATGTATGATTCGGTATTATCTCATTTAGAATCAATTTCATTTAATGTTGAGGATAATGTATCATGGCCTAATTTTGAACCAAATGGATTAGCAGATGATAATACTGCACCATCTCACGCTATATTATACCCATCGGTAATAGATGTGTCTCTTTCAATAAAAATAATAGAACAAAATTTACATAGTGCGGATACGGCCACAAAAACATACAAATATAATTTTGATGGAAACAATACCGATGCAATATTTGAATCAATAGAAGACCAAGGCCCTGCACAACAATCAACTGCTCAATTAAATGCATTAAAAGGTAAAGGACCAGTTGCGTTTTAAATAAATTATTATGTCAAGTAGATACACATATTCAAAAACTTTAACAAAAAAGGATACAAAAAAAATGTATCTAAGTAGTGTTATATATCCAAAAATTAAAGCGTCGGACGATGATATGTATATTATTTCGGATGCAGGTGATAGATTGGATATTCTTGCTTTAAAGTATTATAATGATCAAAACCTATGGTGGATTATTGCAACTGCAAATAATCTAAATGAGGCATCCTATTCAATAACACCTGGTATACAATTAAGAATACCTGCAAATGTTTCTAGAATTTTAAATGATTTAGAAAAAATAAATAAATAAGTTATGGCATTTCCATTTTTGGCCCCTTTAAAAGATTGGATAGAAACGGCATTAAAAGAAAGAGAATCAAATCCAACTTCCGTTCACACACTATCCCCATTTGCAATATTATCATCTGCAGCAGTTGTTTCTAAAGGAGACACACCCGCTTCTATTAAAGATATGATTGCAGACGATAATGTTAGTGGAATATACAACGGATGTGTCGTAACCAATACAATTGAAACATCAAAACTATATCAAACAGGTAACACAATAGTTGGATATGATTTGGATGGTAAAGAAATAAAAGTTGAAGGTGAAAAAAATAGAAGAGTTTCCGTTCCAATAATTACAAAAATTGACATTGATACAGATGGTGGAAATAATACTTTAAAAACTGCAAAAGTAGACATAAAAGTATTTACATTAAAACAATTAGAAATGTTTGAATTGTTTTTTTTAAGACCATCAATGAATGTTGTTTTAGAATATGGTTGGAATACTGATATAAGAAGTAATTCACATTTGATAGATTCTTATTTATTTGCAAAAAAGAAACATAGTGACTATATAAAAAAGTATCTTGAAATATTTTCTCATAAAAAAGATGCATATAAAGACGCTAAAGTAAAATATTTAGATACGTTAAAAAAAACAAAAGGTTGTTATGATTTTTTTGCAGGTAAAGTTACAAATTTTACATACTCACCTGATACTGATGGAACATATAATATAAATTTAGAAATATCTGCAGGAAATGAATTGCAATTATGGATGCCTATAAAACAAGCAAATCCAACAAATACCAATCAAAACCAAAATACTGATGTTGCAATTGATGCATATGATACATTTTTAAATAAATTAGCTGCAGATTTAAATTATCCAGATTTAAAAAATGTAATCCCAAAGAGAGATTGGGAAAAAGAATTTTTCAATTGGGGTATTAGTAATGAAAAACAAAAAGATACAAAGTATTCAAAAGAAGCATATATTTCTTTCAAATTAATATTACATATATTAAATCAACCAACT